GGGTGGGCTGGACTTTAGTGTCAGCCGTCGGCCTTGAGCCTGATGAAACTGTGGTGGACTGCACCATGACACCATTCATGGAGCAATGGGATACACAGTATCGTGAGGTGACAGCGTGAATTTAGAGCAAATCCAAAACGTCCTGTTTGATCTTTATGACATTCGGGATACTCTGTCTACGACAGACAAAGAGCAGCCCAAAAGCGAGGGCAGTGATGAAACCATAGGTGAGGCACTAGATGAGGCTATAGCCTTTATGGTGCAACTTGAAGAGGTGACAGCATGAAAGCATTAGCGAAGCTACTTGGCTACACTGTGTGGTGTCCTCAATATAAAGCATGGCACTACACTTTCACCTTCAAAGAAGCCCTCAGTTGGGCAGCATGCTACGACTGTGGTGCTGCTGTCTATAAAGGTAACACCTTTGTTGCCTATCGCCGAACCCTTAACCATTCCTAAAGGAAACAACATGACAACCTCCGTAGAATTGAACGGCTACATTACAAACGACATGAAAATGTATGGCTGCAACATCGAAACTTTCAAAGAAAGTGTCAAGCGATCCATCACCTACCGCTTATCAGGTGGTTCGATGGTGGTGGCAGGGCTGATGTCTGATGCCCAAGAAATGATGGCACATGGTGACATCGAAAGTGCTCGAATGTATTTGAACAGGGCGAAAGCCCTAGTGTTTGATATGAGATATGGCGACATGGCCTTCGGCCCTAAGGAAACAAAATGAAAGTAATTACATTTACAGTGATGGGAAAGGGGAAGTTTCCCCTTGATATGCTACGTTATGACCAGTGCTTTCCCTGTGATGGCATATCAGTACATAACACTGAGGCTGACACAGTTGCTGTGCGTTCTGTCAAGCTTATAAGCATAGCAAGCACTGGCATTACATCATTACGATGGGCCAGCTTCAATTGGTATGTGGACTTTGCCACTGTTCAAGTTTATAACGATTACTCTTCCTAAAGGAAACACCATGTTAAAAGTCTTTGTTTATTTCAACCTCCACAAGAAATGCTTTAGCATTAAGGCTCTTGAGGGCCAGTTCAAGGGGCTGGTCATTGGTCACACTAACAGTGTGTTGCTCTCTGATGTGACGTTCAAGGTGTCAGCAGCAGGGCGGCGCAGGGTGCTGGCAGAGAAGCGCAAGAATGTCCATGCCGGTGTCGTTGGACACATGGCAGACAGTGGTGCTCATGATGTTCACAATCGGTACATGATGCTAGGCACAGGCATCACCTACAACCCCTATCTGTATGACAGCTTTGTGCAGCGCAGCACTCAGCAGCCAGTACACAATGCCAAGTGGGCTGCATTACTGGCACAGGATGGGAAGGGATACATCAGCGCCCAGCTTTGAAACGATTTTGAAACAATTACATGACATACACACTCTATTGGACATTCCGAAACAACCACGAATTGAACAGGCAGTTTGACAACTTCGATCACTTGTGTTTATTTATAAACACTTGTGGCTTAGGAACACACCATGACATACTGTCCATTCGATACACAACCAACCAAGATAACGAAGTTAAACACTTGAAAGTGACACACAAATGAAAACATTTACAGTGATTGTTTACAGTGATAGGGGCCATGCATGGGGCAAGGTGAAGCGTGATGTGCTGCGTAACCTTGGCATTGCCAACTTGGTTAGCTCTTACAGCTACCAACGTAATGACTATGTATACCTCGAAGAGGACTGCGATCTGTACCTGCTACAGAAAGCAATGGATGAGGACAATGTCCGACTCAAGTTTATTGAGCGACACACTGACAGAGAGAGCAAGATTCGTTCTTACCAAAGGTATGCACCATGAACTACTATCAGTTGGGATTTTATGCAGGGCATAAGAATGTACCACTGCATAGGTACATTGACTTCCCTGACGAACCGCTTGATCTAACCTTGTATGAACAAGGCTGGGACGCAGGACACAAAGAACACCTTCTCGAAGTGGAGAAGAACCAGCAACAAATGCTTGAGCATTTTGATCATTTTAAATACTTTCGAAAGGCACTGTGATGTTGACGTATGCATTTAGATGGAGGATCAACAGGAAAATACAGACTGTTGGTATTGTGGTGGCACAAAACCTACAAGATTTGTTTTGGGAACTTGATCAATATGCAGATCCATTCGCAGTGGAACTGAAAGAGATAAGCACAGGCTCCATGCTGTGGATTGAAGATGCTAAAACAAATAACATAAAGTTCCCCGAATCCTTTATGGATTGGGGTGGTAGAGGATGGTTTAAAGCACACGATATTTTTCAAGAAGGATGGGATAATGATGATATCTGAAATTGACATTAAAGACTTTGACAAGGGTGATGCCTGTCTGTTGTACCAGTGCAAGCCACGAACCTATATACAGCACCCTGCCACTGGCTATGTATACTTCTTTGATCACCTTGATGGGGCATACAGCTACTGCACTGACATGTTCAATGAGGTGGTGCATCTAGTGGCACATGCCTTAGTAGTGCCTCTGACACGTAAGGAAAAGCCCGACTAAAACAGTAGGACATTTTTCACAGGGCTTGACCGGCCTTGTGGAAAGCGACTAAAGTAATGTTGCTTTCACGGCAAGCCAGCCACTCTCAACCAACCTTAAAGGATTTAAAATGGCACACGTAATCTTCTCCCGCAATAACGACAACTCTGCTCTGACAACACAGCGCATCATGCAGTTGGCTCCCGCTGCTTTCAGCACAACCAAAGCAGATCGTCTCACCAATCGTTATGTTCCCCTCAACACTGGTGACATGCTGACATTGATGCAAGACTATGGCTACCAGCCAGTGCAAGCAGCACAGAAGCGTAGCCGTAAGGCTGGCACTGTTGAGCATGGTGCTCACATGTTGGCCTTTGCCAACCTCAACGAAGAGGCAGTCGATGGTGTACGTCCTGAGATTGTCCTGTTCAACAGCCATGATGGTACATCAGGTGTTCGTTTGTTTGCTGGTTGCTTCCGCTTCATCTGCTCCAATGGCATTGTGGCAGGTGATGGATTCAAGAGTAGCATGTATCACAGCAAAGCTTTGCTGGGCTTTGAAGACATGCTGCGTAACACAGTGGAGACGCTGCCCCTGTTGATGGCACGTATTGAAAAGCTGCGTAGTGTGAAGCTTGACTATGAGCAAGCTCGCCGCTTGGCTGAGGATGCTGTGCTGACACGTTGGGACAGCTATGATGCAACACAGGAGAAGCACAAGCATGGTGTGTTTGCTGTGTCTCAAACTGTGCGAGATGTGCTGACAGTGCAGCGTAGTGAAGACAACTTTCCTGATGCCTTCACTGTGCTCAACCGCATTCAAGAGGGTGTCATTCGTGGCAGGGCATTGATCCGCTCTGTGTCTGACAAGCACCCAACAGGGATGATGCGTAAAGCACGGCCTGTCAACAGCGTGAAGGAAAACATTCGTATCAACAGCGAACTGTGGAACTTAGCTGAGGCAGTGGCAGCTTAATTAATGGGGCTTCGGCCCCTTGTTTACCCCATTAACATAAGGAATACCCTAATGAGCTTCATTGCATTCTTGAAAGAACAATACCGCCAGCCTAAGCCTAATGAGGTGATGCTCAGAGAGCTTGCCACCGCACGGCTTGAGAAGCTTGAGGCTGAGACGGCTGTGGAATATGCACAAAGCATAGTCGATTACAACACCACCCGAATCACCCGACTTGAGTATTACTTATCGGATATTAAATGATTACAGAAGATCAGGCTATTGGCCTTTATGTAGGCTTGTTTATAGGCGATGCACTAGGTGCTCCCCTAGAATTTATGAAGCCTACGCAAATTAAAACCAAGCACACAGAGATGACAGGTGGTGGTGTACATGACACAGCAGCAGGTGAGTGGACAGACGATGGTGCTATGGCACAAGCTATAGCTGCTGCGTATGTAAAGAACAAGCGCTTTGATCCTGAGGCCATTGCTAGTAACCTGATGCTATGGCGCAGCACTGGAGCCTTTGGCACTAGAGACTACGTCTTTGATTCTGGACTGACATGTAGCGAAGCTATCCATAGTATGACACCTGAGCAGCCTTACATGGGAAGCACAGACTACATGTCATCAGGTAATGGATCTATCATGCGGCTTGCTCCCATCATGGTGGCAAACCATGAAATGATTCCTATGGCGGTGGCACAAGGCATAGCAGTGTCATTAATGACACATGGTAATGCTGACATAATTAACCACACCACTGCATTCATTCACCAGTGTATGGCAGGACAGCGGTTTGATGCTTATCGAAAGTTCAATAGATTTAATTTACGTGAGACAGCAGATATTACTGGCAGAAGGACTGTCAATCATATAGCTCATGCTCATGTCCAAGCTTGGAGTAGCGTCAATCACACACGATGCTTTGAGTCTGCTGTCATCCACGCTGTTAACAAGGGGTATGATGCTGACACTGTAGGTGCTGTCACCGGCATGTTAGCTGGGCGTATCTATGGATACTCTTCGTTTCCACCTCGCTGGTTATCAGTGCTTCACCAACATGAGCACCTAGTAGAGACAGCTAAAGAACTGTATGCTATGGGTACAACAGTAACAACACCAGTAGAATTACAATGAAACTTCCTAGATATCTAATGTCACAGGATGGTGGCTACAGATACAACCCACCAGCAGATGCAGTTGAGGCTGGCATAGTGAGAAGGCAAGCGTGTGGCACAGACCAGCAGCAAGCCTTTGCCTATGCTGAGGAGCAGAATGCCTTGATGGATGAGTGGCGTAAGGATGTACGTTACTTGCGTACACTATCCACCAAGAGCACAGTGGCTGATCTAGTCAGGGCTTATAAGGCAAGCATTGGTTACACCAAGCTTAGCCCTAAGAGTCAGGAAGACTATGCCTATTTCCTGAGCAAGTGGTATGGCAGCAAGACCTCAGGCACTACGCTGTTGCACACTAGGATGGGTGATCTAGTCACACCGATATGCCAGCGCATCTATGATGAGCAAGCAAGCCACAGCGTTAGCCTAGCCAATCATGCCCTGTCCATATACAGGTTGTTGTTTAGCTTTGCTATTCGTAATGGCTACACCCAGCACAATCCCTTCACCAATGTTGCAAAGCAAACAGACAAACCACGTAGGGTGGTGTGGCAGAAAGACAACATAAATAAATTTATGGATACGGCTTTTGCTGAATGGCGTTGGCGTAATGTAGGATTGATTGTCTACATGGCATATGAATGGGGCCAGCGCTTAGGTGATATGCGTTTGCTTACATGGGATAGCTATGATGTAGAGACAGGGACACTATCCCTTGAGCAGAGCAAGCGTAGGGCTAGGGTGACCATCCCTACATCGGAGTCTCTACAAGAGATGCTGAAGCAGCAGCATGAAGAGTTTGGGTGGCAGAGATACATTGTCCCTACGGACAAGGCTGATGGTGCTGGTGGGCTTAAGCCCTATACTAGGGTGGCACTGGCTAAGGCAGGTGCTGCCATCATGCAGAAGGCAGGACTACCTGAGGAACTGATGATGATGGATCTGCGTAGGACAGCAGTGACTGAGATGATTGAGGCAGGTGTGCCATTGCCTAACGTGATGTCAATCACAGGGCATGCGACACCACACAGCCTGAGTCCATACATTAAGAACACACTTAAGAGTGCAACAGTGGCACAAGGAATGAGAGGATTGATATGAGCAGAGCAGAATATCAAAGGGCTTACAGAGAGAAGCTTAAGAGGACACCACGCTATGCTGAGCAGCGAGAGCAGCGCATCATTCAGCAGCGTGAGTATAGAGAGAAGCGCAAGGAAGCTATACAAGAACTTGTATATGTAGTGGAGAGGGCTCTGCACTATGCAAGGGAATATGAAATACCTCGGCTAGAGATGATAGCTGAGGCGGCATTACTTTCAATAGGAGATAAATATGTTAAATGATTTGTTCTATAAAGCTGTTGACATACTGGCATGGGTAGGGGCAGTAACCTCCTGCTATGCCTTCACCTTTTGGATGTGGTACAAATGAATTTAAACCAAGGCAAAGTGGCACAGGGGTTGGTTGACGAACTACTCATACTAATCCACTGCTACGATGAGTCTCTTTATATGTCCACTGTACTGGGCTGCTTAGAGTTGGTCAAGCAACAGTTAATTAACGACAGCATTGACGATGAGGAGGACGAGGCATGAACTACATTGAACTAGCAAAGCAAGCGGGCTTGGATTGGCACACAGGCTGGACATTAGAAGACGGTGAGCCAAACCGATTTGAAGCACTTTGCAAACTAGCAGCAGCGCATGAACGTGAGGAATGCGCCAAGCTGTGTGAAACGCTTGAACTACCTGAGTGGCCTGACAAGGTGCGTCAACCATTGGCGAAAGCAATTAGAGCAAGAGGTGAAGCATGAAATACACAGACCTATTGAAAGACGCTGCTGTAATTGTGCGCGACAAATTATTATGGAAGCGTTTTATTGACGGTACACCCTTGAGTAACGACCTGCCTTTTTGGATGGCTGACTTTGCTGCCGCAGCAGTGGCGCATGAACGTGAGGCGTGTGCCAAGCTGTGTGATGGCATGGACAGCACTAGCGATTACTACGGGCCACGAGTTGAAATAATTTGTGCAGAAGCAATCAGAGCAAGAGGTGAAGCATGAAACTCAAAGACGAACTAGCACACCACCGATTAGCCATCATGCGATTGCGTGTCCGTGGTATGAACACAAAACCGCGTAACTATCTTGAAGATGAGATCAACACTTTGCGGGAACTAAGCACTGCCGTTGTACGACAACGTGATGATCTTGTACGGACACTGGACAAGGCTGAGGCCCACATCAAATTTCTGGAAGATGAACTGTGTACTGTGGTTGCTGATGGTCACTATTCCAGAGCAAGAGGTGAAGCATGAGCATTAGACCCCGCCTTAGCAAGTGGAAATACACAAGGCCAAAGTTTGTAGACCGAGCAGCCTTCAAGACTTTACTGAAGCGCAATGGTTTCAAGGTTAAGCGCGACTTCTACGGGGCAGGTTGCTGTATCGCCCAGCATGGTGGTCGGCAATATCGTTTTCGTTTTGACTCAGACGAAGTAGATGTGTCATGCCCGCTGGCAGACTTTGATCGCTGGGCAAATAGCACGGACGAAACAATGAGTATTGAAGAAATGAAAGTGAGGTTGTCATGACAGGTTACAAATCAAAGAAAGTAGCAGCTAACGTAAAGCTGCTAGGCCATAAACCATTACCGAAACAATGGCCCTTTCCCACTACGCTGCGTCCAATAAAGCCAGTGGGCAAGCTGCCGTTTAATCCAAACAACCATGAGGATGCACTACTATGACCAAAAACGAAGCATTGAAGCTGGCGCTTGAGTCGTTGGAGCGCATCGACCTGTGGTTGAAGGCTAGATACAGCGGCATTGGGCTTGTCGGTGTTGAGTTGGATGCCCTCACCGCCATCAAAGAAGCCTTGGCACAGCCAGCGCAGGAGCCTATAGGTTATGCGGTTCCAACTTTTGATTTTGACAATAGCGTCATTAAAAAAGTCCAGTACGCAAGAACAGTGCCCCTCTACACCGACCCACCACAGCGTTCTTGGGTGGGGTTGACTGAGGAAGATTTAAAACCACTATGTGCTGAATGGCGAATTGTTTATGGCGCATGGATGGACGACTTTGCGCGAGACATTGAAGCCAAACTCAAGGAGAAGAACACATGAAAGTAATATTGGAATTTGAAACAGATACACACAACTCAAACATGATTGATGCTGTACACGCAACACAGGCATGGATTGCACTAGACCAGATCCGTCACCTGCTGCGGCAGCGCGACAAGCATGGGGTGTCTGATGCAATTACATTGCAGAGGATTGAAGAAGAAGTAACAGACGCATTCTTTACCAGAGGATCTACAATTTAATGGCCTTCATTAAGACACACGTAGGGTGTGACATATGTGGTAGCAGTGATGGTGCATCTATCAACGATGACCTGTCCTGCTACTGCTTTGTATGCAACACCCACACACCAGCAAACGGAAAGACCACGAAGGAATACAACGTGATTGATGTTGATGAAGATAAGCAGCCTGAGTTTCTGAAGAAGTACAACGAAGGAACCTCAGTGTCTGTCAGTGATCGGCGATTAACCAGCAGCACCCTGCAAAAGTTTGGTGTTGTTCGTGCTGACAATAGTTATTATTTTCCATACTATGATAAAGATAGTAAGCTTCTTGCAGCCAAGGTAAGATCTGTAAAGGACAAGGTGTTCAGCACAGTGGGACTATGGAGCAAGGGTACATTGTTTGGACAGAACTTGTTCCCTTCACATGGCAAGTACATCACCATTGTTGAGGGTGAGTTCGATGCACTAGCAGTGTTTCAAATGACAGGCAGCAAGTGGCCTGTTGTTTCCATACGCAATGGTGCTAGCGGTGCGTTGAAGGATTGCAAGGCACAGTATGAATACCTCGACAGCTTTGAGAACATCGTTGTTTGTTTTGACAATGATGAGCCCGGCATCAAGGCTAGCAAAGAAGTTGCTGAATTATTTGGCAGCAAGTGCAAGGTGTTCAAGACTACGCCTGACTACAAGGATGCGTGTGATTGGCTAGCTGACAGCAAGGAAGCTGCCTTCATTGACCGTTGGTGGAAAGCTGAGGGCTACATACCTGACGGTATTGTTAATGGCTCTAGCCTATGGGATGAGGTGTCCTCGCCTATGCCACCAGCAGACTGCTTCTATCCTTGGAGTGGATTGAACGAGCTTACCTACGGCATTCGCTTTGGTGAGCTTGTCACCATCACAGCAGGTAGTGGACTAGGCAAGAGTCAGGTGCTGCGTGAATTGGCATGGCACATCCTTGAGACAACACACGACAACCTTGGGCTGATGTTCTTGGAAGAGAGCATTAAGAAAACAGGACTGTCGCTGATGAGCGTAGCTGCTAACACGCCTTTGCATCTACCTACCTCTGAGTCTGTATCGTCTGCCCAGCGCCGTGATGCATTCGACAGAACGCTAGGCACAGGGCGGGTGTTCTTGTTTGACCACTTCGGTAGCACCAGTGTAGAGAACATCATTAATCGTGTACGCTACATGGCTAAGGCGTTAAGCTGCAAGTACATTTTCCTTGATCACTTGTCCATCATTGTGTCTGCTCAGGAAAGCGGAGACGAGCGTAAGGCAATTGATGAGATCATGACAAAGCTTCGGATGTTCGTGCAAGAAACTAACATTGCCCTTATAATTGTCAGCCATTTAAAACGTCCACCAGATCGTGGACATGAAGAAGGCGCAGCCACTAGCCTTGCTCAGCTTCGCGGTAGCGGATCTATTGCACAGCTTAGCGACATGGTGATTGGGCTGGAGAGAAATGGACAGCATGAAGATCTTGTTGAAAGAAACACCACCAAGGTAAGGGTATTGAAGAACCGCTTTGCTGGTATCACTGGCCCTGCTTGTAATTTGTTGTACAACAAAGAGACAGGCAGAATGTTTGAAGTTGAAGACGCACCTGAGGATTTACTATGACACGAGATGAAGTAAAAGAACTTGAAAGAAAAGCTTACATGGAAGGAGATTCCACTGTACACAAACTATGCTTGGAGCTTTTGAAACAGCGGGAAATAGTTAGAGAGCTAGAAGACTTGCTTGATGATGTTCGTGGGCAAGATGCACTAGACGATGAGTGATGTAGAAAAGTTTTGGGAAGCCCTACGCGCAAAGTGGGGTGCTCCTACAAGACCATTCAATCAGCTTGATCCTATGCAACAGATGATGCTGATACAGAGTATCAATCAAATGATTCAATTATTAAACACACCACCATGACAATGAATACTCAGCGTCCCAGAACAATAGCTGATGACGAGTGGGCATCCAGATGGAATGCTATATTTGGCACAGACGTTATCAACAAGTACGAGGACAACCATGATCTTCTTAGACATAGAAACCAATCTAGCCCACAACAAGATATGGCTGTGCGTGACGAGAAAGGAAGGGGAGGCAATTCGCTGGCGCACCCCTGATGGATTACAGGAATACATAGGAGACAACATTGTTGTCGGACACAACCTCATTGGCTTTGACAAGCCTGTGTTGGAAAGAGTGTGGAACATACACATTGACAACGACAAGTGTATTGATACCCTTGTAATGTCTCGCTTATATAAACCTGACATTGATGTGGTGTCTATTGAGGGTAGCAAAGCACCATCACCACACAGCCTTGAGGCATGGGGCATTAGGCTAGGTAGCCACAAGATAGCCTTCACTGACTATGACGCTGGCTACAGCGAAGAGATGGCTGTCTACTGCGAACAAGACACGGCCCTGCTAGAGAAACTTTATGTTGAGTTGACTACCCTTTTCAATAGCACAGGTTTCAGCGCACAATCTATTCTGCTGGAACATGCTGTTGCCTTTATCTGCAAGGATATGGAAGACAACGGCTTCATGCTAGACATGCAGAAGACTATGGGCTTGCATGCTATGCTGGCTGGTCGCATGTCTGATATTGAGACACAGATGTGTGAGACGTTCAAGCCCACCTATGAGACGCTGAAGACTCCTGAGTATTGGGAAGTAGTTACTCCTGATTGGAAAGAGTTTAAGGCAGAGACTAAGGGTGAACTGCTTCAGAAGATTAAGGAAGCTGGTTACAAGGCTGGCCTAATTAAGGAGGCCATTGCTGGCCCTATGCGTGTGCGTGAACACCCCTTCAATCCCGGAAGCAGACAACAGATAGCTGAGCGCTTGATAGAGCTAGGCGTGAAGTTCAGCAAGAAGACAGAGAAGGGCAACATCATCGTAGATGAAACTGTGTTGGAAGGTATTGATCTGCCCGAGGCTAAGCTGGTGGCAGAGTACCTGATGATACAGAAGCGGGTAGCACAGATTGCTAGCTGGCTTGAGCTTGTCAAGGATGATGGTAGGGTGCATGGTCGAATCACCACCAACGGTGCAGTGACCGGACGTTGTACACACAGTAGTCCTAACATGGGACAAATACCTTCTGTTGGTAATCCCTATGGAGGTGAGTGCAGGGAAGTGTGGACTGTGCCGTTCAAGAAGAAGTTGGTTGGTGTGGATCTGAGTGGAATTGAGCTTCGTTGCTTAGGCCACTACCTCAATGATCAGACATGGATTGATGAGCTTTTGAAGGGCGACATTCACTGGTTTAATGCACAATCGTTTGGCCTTGTGCCTAAGGATACGGTGAAGGATGACAACAACCCTGACCACAAGAAGGCTAGGAACACCACCAAGACTCTGACATACGGCGTTTTGTATGGGGCTGGCTCAGCCAAGGCAGGGTCTATCGTTGGTGGTAATAGCTCCAAGGGCAAGATGTTGATTGATAACTTCATTAACAACACACCCGGCCTCGCTGCATTGAAGAAGAAGATATCTAAGTTTGTATCTAGAGGACACCTGCCCGGACTTGATGGTAGGCGTGTGTGGATTAGAAGCGAACATGCTGCATTGAATACCCTGCTGCAATCTGCTGGTGCAATCATTGCCAAGCAGTGGTTAGTGGAGGCAACCTTTGCATTGAAGCTGGCTAACATAGATGCAAAGCTAGTAGCTTTTGTACATGATGAAACCCAATGGGAAGTACCTGAGGAGGACGCTCAAAGGGCGGTAGAGATAATTGAAGCGGCTGCTGCCACAGCGGGAACAGTGCTACAATTTAGGTGTCCTGTTAATGCCGAAGGAAAGATCGGTAATAACTGGCGTGAATGTCACTGACGATACTAGTGCTTTTTTATTTAAAGGAAATTATATGGCTGATGAAATTAAACGTATTAAGATTAAATGTGATTTGTATTGGGCTCAGCTTCACAAGGTGAACGACATGAGTGGTAAGTACCAAGTCAATCTGTGCAATCTGTCTGATGCTGCTTGCGCTGCGCTGGAAGAGATGGGCATTGAGGTACGTGTAGGCGAAGGAAAGAAAGAGGAGATGGGTCGCTACATCACCTGCAAATCTAACAATCCCTATAAGGCTTTTGACGAAGATGGCGAAGAAATCGATGCCCTTGTTGGTAACGGAAGCAAAGCTAAAGCTATGGTGTCTTCTTACTCTTGGACTTACAAGAATAAGAAAGGCGTTAGCCCGTCATTGGGTAAGCTTGTTGTCACTGACTTGGTTGCTTATGCTGCTGAAGGCATGGGCGATGATGACGTACTGTAATGGCACATGCTATAGTTGATGCGGATATCATTGCGTACCGCATCAGCTTTGCTTGTAAGGATGAAACTGAGAAGCATGCTAAGTATTCCTTAGACAATTATCTCAATGACATTCTTACAAGTGGTGTTGATATTACCTACCCTGATTGCTTTGTAGATAGTTGGAAGCTCTACCTAACAGGTAAGAATAACTTCAGAGTTGCTTTGGCAACAACAGCGGTCTACAAAGGAAACAGGACAGCACCTAAACCCGAACATCTGCCAGCGTTACGCCAGCATATGGTAAAGGAATGGGATGCTGAGGTGGTTGATGGACAAGAAGCAGATGACAAGGTTGCTATCGAAGCTACAAGACTTGGCGATAATGGAATCATTGTCACATTAGACAAGGATATCAATCAGGTAAGTGGGTGGCACTACAACTTTGTAAAGAAAGAAGGCTACTACATCACCCCTCAAGAAGGGCTTGTTAATTTCTACAGGCAGATCCTGACAGGTGACAGCAGCGACAACATCATAGGCATCAAGGGCGTTGGCCCTATCAAGGCAGCAAAGATGTTAGAGGAATGTGAAGATGCATCCTCCATGTATCAGCGTTGTGTTGAGGCTTATGAAGGCAACGAAGAGCGTGTAATAGAAAACGCTAGGCTGCTCTGGCTTAGGCGTTATGAAGATGAACCCTTGTGGAGCCCACCCGAAAGGATTGATGATGACAGTACCGAAGATGATAAACAACACACTGCAACCAAATGATGTGGCAGTTATCCTGCGTCCTGAGATTGAGGATGGTAGCTGGTCTGGTAACTTTGAAGTTAATATTGGTGGCTTTGGCCCTGTTAGTTTGAACGAGAAGGACATGCAAGACCTAGTAGGTCTGGCTGTTCTTATTGCTTCTTGCATCACCAAGATGGAAGAGGACATAGAGTTTACTCGCATCCTAATGGAGCACTGTGCCACTCGACATGGTGGTCATGTGGAGGTGGCTAGTGAAGTTGCCTATGATCCCAACCATGATAGCTTCAGCGATAGTGATGACATCATGCTGACAGATGACACCAAATGTGTCGGAGGTTTGCAATGATTGATGACACATTGGTAACGAGAGGTACACGCTATGGTGAGTACATTGATTTAGCCACCATCAGTCAAGGCATGAAAGATATCTTAATCACTGGCGCTAGCTATCAGTTGTGCGATGCTGACATGCGCGAAAGCTTGGCTATGATCTGTCAGAAGATGGCTCGCATTGTTAATGGCGATCCTTTCTATCGTGATAGCTGGCACGACATTGTTGGCTATGCTAGACTGATTGATACCAAGTTGGAGAAACTATGATCAAAGTGACAATTAATATTGACTTCTTTGTATCAAAGAAAAACCTAGCGACTTCCTTGCTTGATGAAAACACTCTCATTGAGGAAGTGACAGAGCTAATAGGTAATGCTTTGGAGTTTGAGTTTGATGCCAAAGATATCACCATTGATGTAGATGTGGAGGAACGGTAATGGAACTGGTTTCTTTACGAGCAGTTGAGAATGGTTTCATTGTTACCTACCACGACTATGATGAGGCGTTGCAGGAAGCAGTGGAACTAGAGTATGTTGTCCTATCTATTGATGAAGCACTAGAAACAATCAATAGCTTGATGACATTGGCTAAGGAGCAAGTTGACCTTACCCACCTTTCTGACACATCTATTAATGCACAACGGAGGTGAATGGACAGACGCTAGATTCCGTAGCTTCATCACCTCTGCTTTGAGGGCAGCGTCTAGGCGTTGGCCCCCTAAGTACAAGGCATTGAAGGAAGCATTTGTTGGTAGACAGACCAATGAGAAAACTGGTAAGATGGCTATGCACTATAAGTGCTGTGCTTGTGAGAAGATCTTTGTTGCAGCAGATGTACAAGTAGATCATATCGAACCTGTAGTAGATCCCACCACTGGCTTTGTTAGTTGGGATGTGTATATAGCTAGGATGTTCTGTGAAATAGATAAGCTGCAAGTGATGTGTAAGCCGTGTCACAAAGTTAAAACGGCAGAAGAGAAACTTGATAGGAAAAAGAAATGAACTTAACACTGACAGATTTCAATGAAGATGAAGAAGGTACAGTGACTGCTATGATTAAACTAGACAGAGAAGCTAATGAACATCTGATCAACAAAGCAATTGGAACTATCCTTGAAGAGGCTGTTGTTAGGCCACAGCCAAACACAATAGTGCTGGATGAAGAGCAGGTGGAACCATTGGTTGCAAACTATCTCAAGAATCTGTATCTGGATATGGAGCCTTGGTCAGAAGATGAAGAGGCTATTAAAGACTATGAAGAACGCAAGGCTGCATGCCAAGTCATCCTTCGTTACATCATGATGCCATCTGACATTAACAAATTCTTTGATGGGATTAAATATGGAAACGCTTAATATAGATCTATATCAATTCAAGGCTATGCAGTATCGGCTGGAATCTGCTGATGCCACCTATGCTTTGCTTAACCTTGGCGCTGAGGCTGGTGAAGTATTGGGTGTGGCTGCTAAGTATCAGCGTGATGGCAGCGACTATCCCACCTGTGTTGATAACATGTCCAAGGAATTGGGTGATGTTATGTGGATGGTGGCTGCTGTGGCTAGCGACTTTGGCTTACGCCTGTCTGACATTTGTGTGAATAACCTGACAAAATTGGAAGATAGGCAAAAAAGAAATGCCATAAAAGGCAGCGGAGATGAGCGGTAGTTTGGTATAACTGCTGTCCTTTTCTGTGGGGCTTCGGCCCCTTTTTAATTTTATTTTTCACGTTGGTTATTGACATTTAAACAGTACCAATATATAACTTCTATTTTAAGGAGTGCTTGATGGTGACTAAAATTTGTTTAAGTTGTTCAATAGAAAAGTCTTTAACGTCTTTTCCTGCTCAAAAGAAAAGGGATGGTACTTTATATCATAGACCTCACTGCTTTTCCTGCAAATATTCTAAAGAAATTTTACTTGGTAGAGTTATTAATAAAGAATATCATAGGGAATATTATTATTCAAATAAATTGGATTTGAAATATAAGGCATATTGTCATAATGATAAAGTTAAATTCAACGGAAGCAAGACCATTGAAAAGGAATTGGCTATATCTTTAATGATGCAGTCTTGTTATTATTGCAATAAGGAAAATAGTAATGGATTAGATAGAAAAGAAAATAACGAAGGCCACACAGAAACAAATGTTGTTTCATGTTGTGAAAAATGTAATTACATTCTAGGTGATATTCCTTTTGAAGCTAAGAAGGAATTATCCAAAGGATTTGTAGAGATAAACAAAAAAGGACTATTAGACAAATGGACAATACCAACAAAGAGAACAGTAACAAGGACGTAGAAGTGAATACACCTTGGTCAACTGTGGGTTATTTAACAATGAAAAGAACCTATGCCCGTAGGTTAAATGAAGCAGATCCCGCCAGCCCTACAGAAGAGTGGAAAGATGTAATCAAGCGTGTAGTCACAGCAGCCAATGAGCAACTAGGCTGTGGCTTTACTGAAGAAGAACAGGCTAGACTTACTAAGCACTTCCTTGAGCTTAAAGGAAGCGTTGCTGGACGTTTCCTGTGGCAATTGGGGACAGCTACAGTGGACAAGCTGGGACTATCCAGCCTACAAAACTGTGCCTTCACTGTAGTGGACAAGCCTGTCGAGCCCTTCACTTGGGCTATGGATCTGCTGATGCTGGGCAGCGGCGTAGGCTACAACATCCAGAAAGAAAATGTAGATAAGCTGCCTGTTGTCAATGCAGATTTCAAAGCACCTACCCGCACAGACACTTCTGACGCTGCTTTCATTGTTCCCGATAGCCGCGAAGGCTGGGTTGCTTTGTTGGGCAAGACTCTGAAGGCTGCATTCCTTTCCCACAAGAGCGGCAACCAAACCTTCACCTATTCCACCCAGCTTATCCGCAGCAAGGGAGCCCCCATCAAGGGCTTTGGAGGCACTGCCAGCGGCCCTGAGGATCTGGTGTGGGGGATAGGCAAGATCAGTGAGGTATTGGCCCGTAGAGCAGGGAAGAAACTACGTCCCATTGACTGCCTTGACATCATGAATATCATTGGTGCTGTGGTGGTGGCTGGTAATGTACGCCGCTCTGCACAGATTGCCATTGGTGATGCTGACGATGTGGAGTTTCTGTTGGCTAAGCGCTGGGACATGGGCAACATCCCATCATGGCGAGCTATGTCCAACAACTCTGTTGTCTGTAATGACCCCAGCGATCTGCATGAATTCTTCTGGGATGGATATGAAGGAAAGGGTGAGCCCTATGGCTTGATCAACCTCAAGCTTTCCCGCAAGGTGGGTCGCCTTGGTGACACCAACTACCCTGATCCTGAGGTGGCTGGATATAACCCCTGTGCTGAGCAAAGCTTGGCTGATAAGGAGACATGCTGCCTAGCAGAAATCTACCTACCTAACATTACTTCCTATGAGGAATTCCTAGATGTTGCCACTCTACTATATCGTATTAACAAGCTTAGCCTTTCACTGCCTTGCCATTTGGAATCTACGCAAACCATTGTTAATAAAAATATGCGTATGGGTATTGGTGTCACTGGAGTTCTTCAAGCTACGGAAGAGCAGAAGGGGTGGCTGAGCCCTGCCTATGAGTATCTCCGTGCTATGGATAAGGAGTACAGCAAGTTCCACGGCTTTAACCCATCCATTAAGCTGACCACTGTTAAGCCTTCTGGTACGTTGTCGCTGTTGCCCGGTGTCACCCCCGGAGCTCACCCTGCCTATGCTCGCCATATGATTAGACGTATCCGTATCAGCGCTAACCATTCGCTGGTACAGACCTGCCGTGATCATGGCTACCCTGTTGAGTATCAACAAAACTTTGATGGATCTATGGATCACAGCACAGTGGTGGTGTCGTTCCCCTTCCAGCATCCAGAGCATGCTGTGTTGGCTAAGAACATGACTGCCCTTGACCAACTAGAAACTGTGAAGTGGTTGCAGAGTGTGTGGAGTGACAACAGTGTTAGTTGTACAATCTATTACAAGAAGGAAGAGCTTCCTGAGATTCGTAAATACTTAAAGAAGTATTACAAGAACAATCATAAGAGCTTGTCCTTCCTGTTACACTCTGAGCATGGCTTTAAGCAAGCTCCGCTTGAAGAGATTACTGAAGAACAATACAATGAGATGGTGGCTAACACTCGCCTCATCACTGACGTTAGTTCTAACGTAGACTTTGAAGGTGACATGGAGTGCAGCACTGGAGCCTGTCCAATTAAATAAGGATGCTTATGATCGAAGTAGTGATATCTCCCAAGATGCTAGTCTCAGCTAGGGACAAAGCAGCAGAAATGGGAAGACTACAGAACAGTATTACCAACGGGGCAGGTAATCTAGCTGGCTTTATCGGTGAACTAATTGCTCTTAAGGTGCTGGGTGGTAAGCAAGTTAACACATACGATTATGATATCATTACAAAAGATGGTCACAAAGTTGATGTGAAGACAAAGCGCACCAGCGTCAAGCCTTTACTTAGTTATGATTGTTCTATCGCAGCGTTGAACACCACACAAGACTGTGACTACTACGCCTTTGTTCGAGTCAAGAATGACTTTACAATAGGGTGGTATCTAGGTGTATATGGTAAAGAAGACTATATGCGAGATAGTGTGTTCATGGAGAAGGGTACTATAGATACCAGTAATGGTTTTGTAGTGAAGAGTGATTGTTACAATTTGCAGATATCCGAATTAAAGGAGAAGGTATGAGCATTAATACTGGTGAAGACAAAGCTGAGCGCAGTGCTCCGTTGCGTATTCAATTCGATCAAGGGCGCTATGCCTTTAGTCGGGGTCTGTTATCTAACTACTACGATCCTGACTCCACTGCTGGTAAGGAATGGCAGCGAGGATTTGATCGGGGATACTTCGAGAACATCTACAGCATTAAGACAACAGGCAAACACTTAGGACGTACAGCATCTGTCCGTAGCTCAGTTGGATAGAGCAACAGCCTTCTAAGCTGTGGGTCACAGGTTCAATTCCTGTCGGATAGACCAAATAAAAAAGGGAGCAATTACGCTCCCTTTTCTTTTACCTAAAGAAGATTACTCTTCTTCGTCTAGTGCATACCACTCGCCAGACTCTTCGTCATAGGCCCACCATGTGCCTTCTTCATCCTCAGCAAACATTCCTTCTTCTTCTTCTTCAGCAAGATACTCAGACCAACCATCAGCCTCTTGCTCTACGATGAAGCCTTGAATAGCAGCCAGCTTCTCAAAACTGTCGCTCTCCAACACAAAAGTCTCATCCCATCCATTAGAAATTTCCAACTTATATTGCATATTACCTCCTATAAAAATAGCAATAAACTACACACACACACTTACCATTTAAGATGCATACCACGCATATGTGTACGCACACCTAACCCACCTTTAGAGAACTTAGGAGTTAGTTCTCTAATATTATTTACATTCTTTATCTGCGGAAGAATCTCTCTTGCATCTGAAGCGTAGCTATCAACACTACGAATTGAGTCTAAGTTATCCATAAGCTTTTTAATATTATTAGCTTTTTCAGTATGGCCTAATTTTCGTAGAAGATCTTGTGTCTCTCCTAATAAATGTGGTGTGTATATAATATCACCAGTGCTGGGTACTCTAATAGCGCCAGATAGTTGCAAGACTTCATTATGATATCTCTGACCCAAACCAGTTTTTACAGAGGTGATTGATCCCTTCTCTAAGATATTATTTAAAAGATCTTTAACTTCTTTGTATGCTTTAAAAGCTATTGTATCTGGTGTGTAACCAGATAAAGTATTCTTCATCTCTTCTTTAGTTATTGCACCCGACTTATAAAAATTCAGTGCCTTGCCTGTTTTTTTCAAGACCTCAAAAGTTTCAAACAAGTTAGAAGCAATCTCACCTTGTTTTTCTTTTCTCTTTAAAAAGCCAACTGTATTACTACTTTCATCTTCTGCACCGGCTAATCTTTTAGCTGCTTCTTCTTTGGCAGATTTAATTTCAAGCGCCCCATTAGTTGCCTTACCCTCAGGACGTAGCTTATCTGTTTCAAGAATTACTTCTTCTGTCTCTTTAAAATAATGAGATCTTGGTAGTGATAGTGTACGAACAACTCTGTCTGAACCATTAATAGCTCTTGCAATTACATCTAGGTTTGCCTCGTCATACATTAGCGGAGACATGTTCACCTGTTTAAATACGAAATCAGCGTATGGAATTTCAGTATATATAAGTTGTTTAGGACTAGTACCACCAAACTCAGGTTTTTCAAAATTTAAATTAATATCTTTAGTGAAAGAGGTGCCACCAACACCAAGCTCACTATGTGGTGTGCCATGTGCTTGTGGGTCTTGAAAGCCAGTTTTGTATCTTGTGGTTACCCCTTTGCTTTCATTCTTGCCATGAAACAACTTCATCGGCGGCTCATCTTTGTATTCAATACGCAAAGCATCAAGCCTATCCTGTGCCTTCTTAGCCATCTCAGATACAGTGGCAATATCCTTAGGAGAAGATAGATCAATTTCTTTCTTATTAGCTAATCTAAAATCACCCTGCACTACAGCCATCACATCTTCTGCATCAGAAAGATTTTTAGATACTGGCAATTCTAGTAGCAAAGGAAAATCTTTAGAGCGTTGTTCTCTTATAGAAGAGAGCAGTGACTTTCTTCTAGAGACATCAGTGGAAGTAACATTCTTTAGAGTGTCGTTAACATCCATCTTCTGTAAATTATTAGGGACAGTATATGGCTTAGCCTCTTCTAGTCCTAGCGCTTCGTCTGTTTTTGTTGTTACAGCTTTAGTCTTTCCACCTGTGTATTCTGGAGTCCAAGTATCGTCCCATGAATATGGCTTATTGATATCAAAATCAGGAATGCTATCGTTTAATTCTTTAGCTTTTAAATACTTATCATATTGATCACCAACAACAGAGTTTTCAAACTCTTGGATAAGTTCTTTCTGTCTTTCTACTGGTATGGTTAAAGGATGTACTTCCAAAGGAGGAAGGTTCAGCCCTTTAGATAGATTATATTCAAGCTTGCCAGCAAATTCTTCTGGTGCAGAATCAATCTTCTTAAGAACACTCTTAAACCCAAAGGCATTAACCTGCTGTGCAAGAGCCTCTTTAAATTGATCCTCTGTCATTGGAGGTAGAGAACTGGTTGCACTAGTAGGAGCAGACATAGCTTCCTCTGGCAATGTGAACCTACCTTCACCTTCTATGTCACCAAAGTATGGCTCTGTATCTGACACAACCTTAGATGTGGATCTAGGCATCTCTGTAGGGATGGCCTCAGGCGGGGCAGGAACAGGCGTTGCTGGCTCTTCAGCAGCAGCCTTAGGGGTAGGCATAGCTTTCTTGCTGGGCATGTTGGCAGCGGAGGCATTAACAGCATCCTTCATCTGCGCTTTAATAGCTGGTGTAATTTCTCCAGCAGGAGCTACCATCTTGGCTGCTTTGTTCTTAGCCAACACCTCCCCCATTTGTTCAAGAATACTTTTCCCCATTGCTTTAGAGGCTAAGGGAGCAGCAATGTCAGCAGCCAACTTAGAAGCTAAGCCACCACCAGCAAATTTCTTTTCTTTGCTTATAGGGACAAGAGGATATTTCTTTACAATATCTGCCATCTCCATAGCTATGAAGAATCTGTTTGGGTCTGGGTCTTCGTCCAAAGCTACTTTACGTTGATCAGAATAAAGTTGTGCTGTTATTTTTTTAACTTCAGCAGGAAGCTTGCTAAATGCAATAGCATCTACACTAGATACTTCTTTTCTTTGTGCAGCATCAAGACGAACTAATTGTGTAGCTCTTTCTTTAACCTTCGCCTGTACTTCTTGAACCTGCTTTAATACCCACACTCGCTGTTGATTTCTATCACTAGTTTCATATAGTGGAAAAGTTTTAATTACATCTGTTATATAAATAGGAAGAAGCTCAGCCATTAATTTCTTGGCGGGTACATCCACCTCAACATTGCCTGTTGGTTTGTAAACCGTCATAGGTTTAATACCTATCCTCTTCAACTCTTTTTCAAGCTCGTTAGGTGGAGAAATAATTCTAAGGCCAGTGATGCCTTTTAGAACAGCAGTCTCATTAGAAGGTGTATTTATGTCTGTTGGAAATTGTGCTACAGGTAAGTCTTGTTTAGTAGGCAAACCCACAGCAGATAAAAATCCCGGTACTTTGCTTTGAATTGAAGCCTTAAAAGAAGGAATAAAATCCTGATCTCTGAACGGGATATTGTGGATATCCCTAGGTAGTGATTCATTACTATCAAATGCAGAATAAATGTCTGACAAAGTTCCAAAAGGAACTAAAGCTCTATTGAAAAAACTTCCAGTAAATTCACCTGCTATAGTTTTTACTCTTTCATATGATGCATCTACAGGCTCTCCATCAAAGTAACTATCAACCGCAGCTATAGCCGCATCTATTACAGGATTGTTTAGGTTTAAGGTTTTAAGACCAGTGACAGCAGAGAATAATTCTTTATATCCAAACTCTTTATATCTTCCGTGCGTAACCTTATACCCAAAATCTGAAATAGCTAATGGGATATTTATAGGAAATATATTGGTAATATCTTTTATGGAGTTGTCTTTATCCTTGTATTCATTCCAAGGAAGATCTTGGTTCTCTGCTCTGTAATCATAGGCAAGTTTCAGAGACAGTAAACCTACCATGCTTTTACTTACTTTAGCAGATCCGTCTTTTAAAAATTTATAACCGGCATCGTCACCATTCTTCAACATCTTAACCCCGGTGCTCCAATCCAGCATACCGCTGGCAGCAAATGTTGGATTGTAATGCTGCCATGTCCAACGTGTTGCATTAGTTAAAAAACGAGCAAACGGAACAAACATGGTTGTAAATGGATCACCGGCTTCTACCGTATCAACAATACCTTTTCCAAGCTTTGATGTAGGATGAGCAGAAAAAGTAAATTCTAAGGCATCTTTAACACCTTCACGCATTATGTCCACTGGTATCGGTTTATCCTGTGCTAAAAGATCAACAAGATTAAGGCCAGCTTTTCTTAAGTTTCTCTCTATTGACGCAGAATATTCAAGCCTTCTAAAGAAAGAATCTATAGCCACTGCTGGTGTATTTAAGGCTCTAACAACCCCGTACAAGTCTTTACCTGCTAGCTCTGTCCCACCTAAACCAAGTCTATTTAGGTATACTGGATAGTCCTTTAGTGTTTCTTCAGCCACTTGACGGGCCATGTCTGGATCACCTAAATAATAAATAGACCCTATGGTGTCTTTGACAACTCCCGCCATGCCATCCTTGATGCTCCCGGTGACGGGCTTACCACTTAGTTTTTCTGCCAGTGTTTTACCTGTTTTGAACAACACAGAATCAATAGCGTTCTCACCTGCTTTAAATGTCATTACAGCAGAAGCGCCTAAAGAGTTAATTACTTGAGTAGATACCTGCACTGTCATAGACGTTCTAATATTTCTACTTAGTCTTCTTACTTCCCCCAATACTGTACTAAAAACACTAACAACAGGGTTAGGTTCGTACATTCCTTTTATTATTGCAGCAGCCTCTGGGTCAACTTTAGCTGCTATATTCTTTAACCTTGCTATGACTGATAAGCTTTGAAGTTGTCTACCTGCATCACTCTTAGTTACCCCGTACATGGCACCAAATTCTTCTTCAGTGATCCCACCTTCGTCTAGTGCCTTATAAAAGGATGGGATATCTACTTCTCCTTTGATAAAAGAATTCTGAATAATATCATCAGGAATATTATCTAAATTGGCTAGAGTCCTCATCACAGCGCTGTACGTTAACTCATCCTTTTTAGGAGCAAGCTCTGGCATTGCTTTCCAAATATCTTGAGCAAGCCTGTCAGCGGTATTTGCTAGCTTTTGTTTTACCTGCATCTCAGCAACGCTAGACAATACCATCCCCTGTCTATCTAACAGATCTCTACCATCAAGAATATTAGTGGTGGCCTCTACAACCTTATCTTTCTCTGGGTCACCTGTTAATACTTTTTCTTTTATAGTGGTTCCTTTTCTCTTCTGAACAATATCAGAAAGAGTATCTGTACCAACAATTTTGCCTAGCTTATTAGAAGCTTTGACAAGAAGAGCAGGTTCAAGAGTACCAAAGGTAGCTTGAATTAAAGCAGAAAGACCGACTTGTTTTAGGTCAATACCTGCATCTATTTCTTTTTGTGCATCTTCCAGCGTTGGAAGAACTAGCGATTTATCTTCTGGAGATAGCTTTTCGTATTCTTTTTTTGCTTCCTTTAGTTCAGCTTTCTTAACAGTAAGATCAATCTTCTGTTCTTGTACATTGGTAATAGCCCCTTGTGCTCCTTCTATTAAAGGAACAGAAGCTATGGCAGCACCGGCTCTAGATGCTATAGCTTTTTCTAGACCTACTTTAGCAACCTGTTTAACAAACATAGAGCTAGCAAGCTTGCCAGCACCTAGGGAAGCAAGTGTAAGCGGATCTGTTGCAGTTGCTTTAATAACATCAAATATAGGCTGTACACCCTTCTGGCCTTCAGCAGAAAAATATCCTGCCGTTTTATCAAAAAGCTTGTATGCTTTACCAGCAAGAATAGCGTCTTCTGGTTTAGCATTCATTAAATAATCTAATTCAACACCAGCAGAAATAATGTTGTTTGGAATTGTTCTAAGATGGCTGGCAATACGCTCTACATAGTCTTGATTGGACTCACCAGAATATTGTTTACCATAATCACCAAGACGATTATTTGCGTATGTAGAAAGGATGTTGAAGTTTTCTGGGTTGCTATACAGCTCCTTCGCAGGTATTCTTTTATTTCTTTCTACTTCTTCTTCGTATGCTTTTTTCAGAGCAGGGCTAGCCGCCTCAGTTATCTTTACTCTTTGAGGCTCTGGAGCCGCAGCAAGAAGCTTTGCAGCCTGTGTTACTGAAGGTTCTTGTTTTATTCCTCCCATTAAAGAATACTTAGTGGGTGGCGCTACTTCAGTTGGCGTAGGTGCTGCTGCCGGTGTAGCAACAGGCTCAGGCTGTCTAGCATTCTCAGGAGCCTTCCAAGGAGTGACACCTCTTGAGGCTGCTGGTTTAGCTACAGGTAAATCATCATAACTTCCTACAGCAGGACGAGCCGAAGGTAAATCATCGTACCCACCTACAGCAGGACGAGCGTAAGGAAGATCATCGTATCCAGCCATTTAATAGTCCTGATTAGTATTTGATTTAAACAGTGCTTTAACAGCTTCTGGATCTTTTCCATTTGCTATAGCTGCTTTTGCTTTAGCTCTTTCTGCGGCTACAAAGGCTGCATCTACAGTAGGAGTTGCTGCACGAGGTGTAGAGCCCCCAGCCCTTGCTCCGGGCGCTGCTGCTGGGGGTGGTGCTGGACGAGGTGGTGCTGTAGATTCCTCTGGAATAACAGGTTTGCCATTAGCATCAAAAGAAATATATTGTGCAGTCAAAGCAATTCTATGTGCTTCAGATAAAGGCAGACCAGTTTTCTTATCGGTGTATGCATAAATAAGACCTTGCTTACCCGCTATCAAAGCTGTTCTATAGTCTTCTGATTTAGTCATATCAGTTAGTTCAGTAGTTACAGAGCCATCAATAGCAGTAGTAATCTTAAACGCGCCCTTAGGTACTATAGAAGTAACGGCTGAGGCAATAGCTCTGGACGCACCAGAGACAAGCGTTGAAGCAGGTATTGTTTCTGGCTTATCCATTCTTGGATGAAGTGAAGAAATACGCTGAAGAAGCTGAGCATTGAGCCTCTTTCTTTCTGCTGGGGATGTATTAGGATCTTGAATCTTATTAAGAAGCTCTGTTTGAACCTCAGGTTCTGATTTATTTTTAGCACCAGCTTTAAGTGCCTGTACTTTAAGTAGCCGTGCCTCTAAAGTTTGTTTTTCTTTTGGATCAGATGTTGCATCAATAAGATTAATAAGTTCTTTCTCAACGTCTTTAGATTCTGGCGGTTTTGACATTGCTTCAGTAGCAACAAGAGCTGCCATATTCTTGGTAGCTTCTTTTAAATTATCTCCATTAACTACACCAGTTTTAGGATCAGGTTTTTGTGCTTCTAGAACATTTATTTTTGCTCTATCCATTAAGTCAGCAAACTGTTTTGGTTTAGCAAACACGCTGAGATCTATTTGTGCAGCCGCTGTCACAGCTTTGGCAGCGCCACTCTTAGCACCTAGCAAATCTTCTAAACTAATACCATACTGTGCTGCTTCCTTTTGTGCTTTAACTATACTGTTTTTATTTATAATTTTGTCCATAATGCCGCCTGTTTGATTCCCACCAAACGCAGCTTGCACTTGTTCATCTGTAGCCTTAGCTGTCTTGAACAAGGAATTGATGTAGTCCTCTGGCTTAACTCCAGTGGGAGTACCATCAAGAGCTTTAACAAAATTCTTAGAGATACGTCCAGTGACTTCTGGATCAGCTTTAATCTTCTCAAGAATAATCTTAGCTTGCTCAGGCTTAGCAGCCATAGCAATAAGCTGCTCATCAGACAATATACCATCGCTAAAAGAAATGCCAGACAGTTCTCTAACAGTCTGCTTCATCAGATCTTTCTGTTCCTTTGTAGTCTTCTGGTAGTCAGCATAGTCTTTAACCATGCTCTTAACAGACAGACTCATAGAATCAGCGTTTAGTTTCTGCTGCTCATCAAGATAATCGGTAGCACCTTTAGCCATGCCACCAAGAAAAGAACTAAGTACAAATGCCATTATGCTTCTACCTTTCTAGACAAGAGTCCTGTAGGGGCTGGAGCAGGTGCTTCTTCTGCTGCTTGCTGCGTAGACCCAGCCTTAACTTCTTTTCTAACTTCATCAATAATTCTCTTGATAGCAAGAGGACTAACAGGCTTCTCTTTAATGTTATCCTCAGGAGTCACTGTGTAGGTTACATCGTTTAGGTCAGCAATTGTTCTGATGATTTCTACAACAATGGGAGTTACCAAGAATCCAGTATCAACTGTGTGATAACCCTTCATGATACTCATCTTCACCATTCCATTAACAAGGGTAAGAATTGGAATACCTGTCTGAAGTATTTCCAATAGTTGATCAACTGCTTCTGGATTGTTAAACTTGTCCACATACATGTGAGCAACTTCATCAATAGTAACGAATGCTGGCGGTTGTTCCCAAGGAACACTACCGGGCTCAACCGTTAAAGATTGTCCGGGAATAGGTGCAGTCAAGAGACTAGGATCAAGATCTGGCATTCATCAACTCCTCTTTTTGTTTTCTAATGGCTGCAATGTATGTAGCTACTTTGTTAAATACATCCTCTGAGCCAGCCTCTGGTTTCTTAGCAGACTCTGTGGATCTGTTAAGCAGACCCTTAGATGTTTCCTTAGTAGACTTGGTTGCTTTTTCTTTAGCAATTTTATCCACCTTAGCATAAAAGTTTTTAAAGTTCTTCATATTTTATCCCAGCAAAAGTTTAGTAAAGAAAGATCCAGCAGCGGTTGATGTAGCAGCGTCTGCTGTAAACTGACCAGCCGCCATTCTAGCAGCGGCATCAATCTCAGCAGCAGCCAATGTTGTGGCCCTCTGTGCATCATTCTCAGAGGAAGTCCAAGCGTGTGTCACTGCGTCTCTGTACATCTGTGTCTCATTGTTATATTCTGCTATAGACATCTGCTGAGTAAGCTGAGCATTCAAAGAATTAGCAGCATTAGTGGCAGCAGTGTTGGCAGTGGATATCTCTCTCTGCCATTGAGCATTAGACTGATCAATAACTAGACGCTGTGTAGCGTTAAATTGATCTCTCTGATTCTGTACCTCAGCATTGAATTTATTAACAGCATTAGTTTGATCAGCATTAAACTGAGATATAGCATTACTCTGTGCAGCATTAAACTGAGATACTTGACTAGCTAGATTTGCATCAAACTGATCAGACTGTTGTTTATTAGCAGCATTAAACTGCAAAGATGCGTTTGATGCTGCTTGATCTGAAAGAAGCGTTTGCACCGTAGCTTGCGTCTTAAACATAAGAAGCTGTTGCTCATTAGATAGGTTAGCCATGTCCATAGCTAAAAAGGATTTAGCGTTTTCGACGGCGGCTTGCTGTTTATTGTTTAGATTTATTGTCTCTAAATTAGCCATCTGTGCAGCTTTAGCCATAACAACGGCTTGCTTATTAGATAGATTTGCCAAGTCCATTGTTTGAGTAAGCCGTGCATTCTCTAAAGCAATTTGCTGGTCTGCTGAAAACTGCATATTAGCAACATCAGAAACCTTGGCAGCATTGATTACACGGGTCTGAAACTTTTGATCAAACTCCTGTCCCAAGAAAGCCGCACGTTGCTGTGCAACAAGAACAGCAGTCTGTTGTTTATTAGATAAGTTCTGTGCAGCTACCGACTGATATGCCTGTGCATCAGCAGAGGCAATAGGAAGGGCAGACTCAAGCGTGGCTTGAATCAGGGCTTGACCAGCCAAACTAGAAGCACCAAGTCCTCTTGCTGCCAATACGGCAGTTACGTTGCGTAGATTGGAAGCAGCCCACGGAGGAGGATTGCCAGAATCAAAATCTTTCATCAGCTTATTAAGCTGACCTTGAACAGTCATCTCTGCTGTTACCGCGCCTTCTGCTGCTTGGGCTTTAGCTAACGCTGCATCAACCTCTGTTTGAACAACAGCACTGCCAGAAACCTTCTCTGTTTCTCCCAGTGTTCTTGATGGAGCTAAAAGAACCTTTTGAGTTGTGTCATCTGTGGCTGCTGTTGTTTTTGTGTCAAGGATAGTCTCCTCTGGTTTTTTTTCTTGTGCTGTTGCTTCTGATTTAGTAGAAAGAGTACCAGTAACTTTGTCTACTAAATCCATCTTAGTCTTCAAATCCGCAGAAGCTGTGTCTGCTGTGTAACTAGCAGCAGTGGTATCCGTAGGCGCACCCGCTAGCGTAGTCTTTGCCTGACCAGTGCTAGCTATGGTGGAAGCATTTTTATCTGCTCCATAGTTTGTTGTGCTAAGATTCTGTGCCGTACTACCAACAATCTGAGAAGCGGTTGCAGCAGATGCTACATCAGCTAATGGCTTACCTGCTGCGTCTGTAGTAACGGAAGTAGGCGTGGCTTTCATACCAGCCAAGATGGCATCAAATCTTTCTTTACCTACACCAAATTTAGTGGCGGCTCCTTCAGCACTTTGTGCATCAGTAAAACCCTGTGCTCTAGAAGCAGCAACCGCATCTTTAATTTGCTGATCAGTGTAAGAAGTTGTTGTACCTGCTGCTTTCCACTCTGCAATTTTAGAAGGGGTAAATGCACCATCATTTATGAACGGAGATATTTCTTCATCTGTAAAGCCTGTTGCTTTTTGTTTATCAGCATAAAATTGTTTTGCACCCTTTTCATCCCCGCTTGCAATCATTCCTTTAAGTGCGTCAGCAAATTGTTTTGCGGCAGCCTTCTGTTCTGTTGTTAGTTCCGTTGGCCCACCAGCGGTTTTTTTAGTGATGACATTTGGAGTAGAGGTAGTGCTAGTATCTGTTGAAACAGTAGTACCAGAATTGCCAACATAATTCTTATCGGGAGTGACACCAGTAGAGCCACCCATCAAAGCGTTTATACGATCTGCTGATACACCATAGTTTGCAGAAGCCCTTTGAACAATCTGTTCATTAGTAAATCCTTGTGTTCTAGAAGCAGCAATTGCATCTTTGATCTGTTGATCGCTATATGATGTACCACCACCACCACCTGTAGCAGTGTCATCAATAACACCCCCAACAGCATAGCGGCGTTTCTTTACCATGCCACCCTTAGCCATGCGCTCAGCAATCTTAGCTGTGATGTTGGAATATTTGTTAGCATCAGAAGGAGTTGATGCCAGATAGTCATCAAACAGATTCATCGGGCCTTCATAGCCCATCTTACGAGCTACAATTTCTCTTTGCTGTGCTGTGAAATTTTCTTTCATTTCTTGGTTGCCTTATACAAATATTCTAAAAGTGGCTGGTTATACTTCAATACTGACAAAATGCCAACAGTCATACAGTATATTTGCCGCTCCTCCAACTCAGTGTTCATAGAATAATCTATGGCATGAAGGATTTCATGTAACACTGTATCCAATTCCATAGCAGGTTGCTGGTCTGCCTTTATTTTAATCAACAAATTCTCATAGTCACAGTAGCCAAACATGTTGGGTAGGGTCTGTTCTACTTCTATTTGATATTCCCTACCTAAAACATTTACTGACTTAGGTATCATTGTTAGTCCAATAGTTTGCATTCGGCAGTGCGGCGCTTTACCAGCCCCGGCAATACTCTGCCACCACCCTTAGTCCATAACATCAGTTGTTCTTGTGCTGCTTCCCAATCTTGCTCATTTATCTTGCGCTTAAGGGTGCTGGTTTGCAACCGGCCTATCCCCAAGTTGTAGCAGAAGTCTACGATGGCATTGCATTTACGTTCATCTGTTAACAACACCGGGCAATGGCGAAGAACTCCCGGAAGGTACGTGTGTTCCAACTCTTTCATCAATAAGGCGTAAGCCTCTGGTTCTGAGATAGGAGGGTCAGTTAAGACCACCTTCCTACCACCAGCATAATAGGTACTGCCATAGCCTATCGTTGGGACACCAGCAGGACAAAGGTATGTCTTGCTGGAAAACCCTTCGAATTGCTTACACAAATTGGCAGCAATAGTTAGGTTCATAGACCACGCTTGGATAAGGTACGATCAAGGAACCAGTAGTTCAATGTTCCACTAACCAGTGCAGCAAAGTCACCACTCATCATGAGTTTGAATACAACGTCAGGTGGAGAACCCATGCTCCACGAATTCCATGCAAACCAGATGTGAACAAAGCTCCACAGGGCCAAGATCCAGTAGGTAACCATAGGACGAACAGAAGCGGATAGGCTAGCTACCCAGCCACCTGCTGCTTTAACCATCTCTGTCTGCTGTTCAATGGCGCTGTTGAAGGCGTTCATGACACCAGCATCCACTGTTGCCTCACGCACTGCACCAATCTCTGCCAGCTTCTGTTGACCACGCAGAGTCTCTAGGGAGCACTGCTGCTCAAACATTAGACGCTCGTGTATACGCTCATCTTTCTTGTCCATCCACTTAAGCACCTCTGGGGCAAGCCTAAAGATACCACCAAGCAAACTTCCTAATACACCACCGCTTAATATTTCAAACATATCAAACACCTCTAGTAAAAACCATGTGCCATATCAAAGCACCTATTGGTATTATCGCTGCAATACCACCAATGAATAAAAAGATATTCATAAACAATTCGCCAAGAGCTTCTTTATCTTTTTGCTTCTTATCAGCTATGGCCTTCTCCATGTCGGCCTTTTCTTTATGCATCCTAACTCTGTGTGCCATCATCTCTTCCCACACACTCTTGTTACCTGTCATAAAGAGCATACTCTTAAGCTCTTTCTCTGCTTCCCAAAGCTGCTTAGACTGCCAAGCTAGTTCTAGTGCTTCCTTGTTTATCTGCTCATCAGACTTACCTATGTTATGTACTCTAGCCTTATTGTTGGCTGTGTGTATAGCATCTGCGCTTTCATAGAAAGTAGAGAACTCTTTATATAAACTCTTTACATCCTTACCAAGTGCAACAGCCTTCTTGATATTCGCAACCACTGTCTGGGCTGTAGCAAACGCTATGCCTATAGAGATTGGGTCTATCACTTCTTTGTCTCATCGGGTTTCTTAACAACTATAGTCCAACGGCATATCTTCTTGTCATAGATAAATTCGTTAACTCCGTATGTATCCTTTGGCTTTATGTCTCTGCATACTAAGACTAAGTAAGTCTCTGTGTTAGGCCAAGGAACATCATACGAAGCAAACAAATGCTCCATCACTTGTCTGCTTTGTGATCTAGCTTATCTACTATTTTACTCAGCATGTCTTTGATATCTTTTAAATCACTGCGATAATCTTCACGCATGACAAATTCTCTGGGTAGCTCCTCACGAAGCTTAGCCAGATCATTCTTTAGCTCTTTCACAGCAGCCCACATCTCTCTGGCAAACCAGCCAACCAACGAGAAGAGAATAGCAATGACAGAGTTAACAACATGTTGAAGATCATCCATTACACGCCCATTTTCTTTCTAATTTCCGTAGCAGAAATTGCATGAGTGGCATCATCAAACACTTCTTGTTCAATCTTGTAGCCAACGTCTCTACCATATGTGATGTTCACAACATTAGGAACTAGCTGAATCTCATACTGTCCTTGATACAGCGGATCAAGATCACGGCAAATCAATTCTTTAACCTGCTCAGCAGCAAAGGGATTAGAACCATTCCAGCCTTGGCAGTCACGGATCTGAATAACCACTTGTCCTGTTTTGGCAATGGCTCTGTCAAACAATGCACGATGCCCCGGATGCCACGGCTGCCAGCGTCCTAACATCTGCACTGTTTCTTTCTTCCAATCAAACACAGGGCGGCGGCGCTCATCAAGGATATGATTGCCAATGAACTCAGCCCACTTTTCACAGTCTTGTTCAGTGATTCTGAAGTCATACTGCTCAGGTGGGACAAAGGCTTTATTGGTATCATCAAAGCGCCCCTTATCAATAGTGTCTACCCAGATAGTCCAATCAGCTTTGAAGTTGTTACGCATCTCAACCAGTGGAGCTACGAAGTCACAGATTACATAATCACTGTTAGACTTCAGAGCAAACTCTGCCATACGCAAAGACTGACGAATACGTCCTTCTTTTGAAAAGTCCCAATCATTGTAGCTTTTGCGTACTTCATCAGCATTGAACCACTTCACGCTACATTTGTAGCTTGTAGGGATATGCTCACCTGCACGGTACAGGGGCATATGCTTGACTGTTGAATTTTCCTCAAGATATTTCTTGAGTGCAGCAGCTAAGTAGGTCTTACCAGAACCGGGCAGACCCATGATTAGGATTTTCTTCATAGTAGTGCGTCTAATTGATCGTGAGTTGTACAAGCCTCAATTGTAGCTTGTTTTGTCACCATCGTTTGACGAGCTAGCTCAATGGCAGACGCATCAAATGTCAGCGGATTACTGGCTTGCTGGTTGACCACCTGCTGGAACGTGAACTGTGCGTTGGCCTTCATACCGTTTTTGCGGTCATCTACGGCGATGTCGTAGCTGTCCCAGATGATCTGCACAGGGTCTGTGTTGAGATCATAGCGGTGTGCTGTGTAGCCTTGGCGGTGCGGCGTGATGTTTGCACGAACCTCCACTGCATTGCGCCAGCCGTTGTTGCCGACTCCTTCTGCGGGCGGTGTATCCCACACATCTTTAACCTCACCGTTTACTACCCGAACGTAATGTGTCATATAGACTCCTTGTTAAAAAAATTACTTAATACCAAAAGTTTGATTGCCGCCCTTATTGAGCGTTATCCAGCTAGTCAAAGCACCAACTTGTTTTGGCGAAGAATAACTTGTTCCATTACCTAATCCAAGTTGTCCTTGACCACCAGAACCCCAAGTCCATAATGTCCCATCAGTTTTTTGGGTTACATTGTGTCCCAATGCATTATTATTTCCTACGACTACTGACCAGTTAGTTAATGCTCCAACTTGTTTTGGGCTTGAGTAGTTTGTTGTATTACCTAAACCA